GCTGCGTTGTTGGTCTTGTATGTTAAATTTACTAGGGTCAACACATAGGCAAAGGAAAGTACGTTCTTGGCCATCGTCTTTTCAATCGAGAATTCAAGTCCTGGAATCCCGATCTCTACTCCCTTCACTCCGTTCTGGTCGACATTGATCGCCGATCCATAATTCGCAGCGCCAGAACCGTAGATCGTTGTCCCATACGACTGGGTGATTGTTTGGCTCTTACCCTGGCTCGTGCCACTGTAAGTGAACAGCTCTATCGCACGAGATTCGTACCCAAAGACAATTTCCCATGCGTTTGGCGTGAGCGGCTTTGCCTTCGCAGTGACCATCTGCATCGCGGGAAGTACTCCACTGGCCGCAATGGTCAATGGGAATGGAGTACTGGGCAAGTCGATAGCTGCTTGTGCAGCATCCTCCGCCTGGGTGTATCCAGTAACGATAGCGATGCGGTTGAAGCTTTTACGTCCACCAATGAGATCGAAGTCCGTTTCGCGAGACTCTGCGGTTTCATCAATGGAGATCGGCAAATGCGTCCATGCACTCATGATTTAGTTAGGTCCCATAAGTAGGCGATGGTGATTGGGCGGTGTTCTTGGCGATCTGCGAGAGCAAGTCGTTTGACCTGACCGATTGATCCGCCATGCGATCGAGGGCCGATGTCGTGCCCCCCATCATGCCAGCGGCAAAGCCGGAGAACGTTCCTCCGACTTGAGTGGCGGTAGTCGCCTTGACCTGTTCAACGGTGGGGATTTTCCTGCTTGTCGGAGCGGATAGCGTCTTGGCACTTTCGACCACGGCTTCAACGGCTTGTCCCAAGGGACCAAGAAAGGAAAGGAATCCTTTTCCTGGTGCGTTTTTGTCGATCTCCGCTGTTTGTGTTTTCAACGATGCTCGGAGATCAGAAATCGATTTGTCAAATACACCAAGGGATTGAGCGTTGCGTCCCTCGCGATCGCTCTTGGTTTGATTCGCCTGGGCAGTGATACCCTGCGTCATTTGATTGGCCAATTGCAAGCGTCCAGTATTGCCAGTCTGTAGCTCCTGGTCTCGCTTCTGGTTGGCAGTGTCTAGCGATTTCTGACGCGCATCGGCTCGCTTGGCAGCATCCTTGTCCATCTGCATCGCTGCTTTTTCGTAGTCGACCGAACGGTCGATCAGCGAATAGATGTACAGCAATTTCTTGGCGATGAAGTTGACCGTTTCATCGAACGCACCCTGCAACCAAGTGACTGCCGTTGCGAATCCTTTGGCCAGTTGGGTTGGAATCCCGGCCAGGGTGTTCACGACACCGACAACCATTTCAATCGCACCAATGGAAACCATGGCGGACAGATCTGTCCATGCGTTCTGGATCTTGGTTGTCATCGACAACCACCCCGCATACAGGTCCCGAGTGGCGACACGGAAAACCAGTTGCAGGCCGGTCATGGCGACTTGGCCAGCGGCTTGGAACTGGCCAGACATAAGGGCGGTCTTGATCGCGTCGAACACCGGCAGCACAATCGATTTAAGCTCGTTGAACTTGGCGACCAGATAGCCGACCATCTCACCCCCCACTCCCGAAAAGTAGAGGAATGCTCCAGTGGCTGCGGTGACTCCGACTATCACCAGACCGATCGGGGAAACCATGGCGGTGATCAATCCGACGATCATGCCGAACACCGTGGCAATGGCTCCACCGATCGCAGCTAGGCCGGTCATGGCCACCGAGGCGACGGCCGCAGCTCCACCGAGTGCAAAGAGGCCAGCGAGCAAGCCAGCTCCGACCGCCGTCCACTTGGCGATTGTCACGATTAGTTCTTGGTTCTCGCCGATAAACTTGCTCACGCTCGAAACCACACTGATAATCCGCTCGCCGACTGCGGTGAGAAGCGGGGCAAGCGCCGAACCGATTCTGGTTTGCAGGCCTCCGATCACGCCGAACAATCGATCAAAAACATCGCCAAGCTTGGCGGCAGCGGCTGCATCCTCACCCGACATGGTTTGCCCAAGGTCCGCTGCATCCTGTTGTAGCTTGCGAATCCCTTCACCGCCCTCGGAGAGCATGGGGACCAGGTCTGCACCCGCTTTGCCGAAGTACTCCATTGCGGCGGCACTTTTAAGGGCCGGATCCTGGATCAGCGACAGCTTGTCGGCGATCGCGATAAATTGCTCATCGGGGGACATCTTCGCAAGGTCCGAGACACTCAGGCCAAGAGCATTGAATTTGGCGACGGCATCAGGGACACCTGCTTGAGCATCGGCGATCCCCATTTGCATCTTGCGAACACCCTTCTCGAGTGTTCCGACATCCGTACCGGAGAGCTTCGCAGCGTAGCCCAGCGAGGACACCGCCTCGGCGCTCATGCCAGTTCGCTGGGCCATGTCATCGACTGCGGACCCAGCATCGGCGAAATTCTTCGCCAGCGCGACCAAGCCAGTCACAGCGACCGATCCAGCGATCGCAGCAGGGAGGCTGAGTACACTTTTGGAAAAGCCGGACAAGGCGCCCTGGGCCGATGCGAACCCTTTGCCGATTCCAGTGCCCATGGTCGTCGCGACGCCCTTTAGGCGTGCCATGGACGCTTGCACTTGAGCCATGCCTTTATCGAACAGACCTTGCTTGGTTGCGATCTCGACGTAAGCTTGACCAGCCTTGATGCTTGATGCCACGTGTTACCTCACCGCTGCGATCGAGTTCTTGAACAGCTCGGGAAAATTGGGGGCTTCGGCCTCGAGCGCTGGACGCATGAAGGGACGCTTTGGGTACCGAGCCTGTCGACGGCGGAATTCGAGTCGATACCCACGCCTCTGGTCGTTCAACTGAAACAATTGTTGATACCGTCGGCGGCCGTCGACCCGTCGCCAGTCGGACGGTTCGCTGTCACCATCGATCGAGGCGTATCGGTACTCGCGAATGATCGCAGTCTCGCCCCGTTCATGGAGACCGGCCACAGTGCTCGTGACCGACTCGATAGAAAAGTTGACTTGGTTCAGTTGCACTGGTCCGACGATCGCCGATTGGCTTTGGGGCTGGTACGCAAACAAGATCGTCTTGAGCGAGTGCGTGTTGGACGAGTGAGCCGACGGTGGCGATCCGGGTGCCGAAGCAGACTTTCGCCGACGCATCGACGAGCGAGCTCGCCTGCGCACGAACGCACCAGCCTTGGAGAGAGCTTTGCGTTTCGCTTTTTTTAGCGATGCGATCACCTTGGGCCGATCAAAGAAAGCTTCGCGGACTTCGAATGTCACATTCATGGCGTGAACTTCTCCACAGCGACGAACGGATCCTCGTAGTAGACCCGAGTCAGTTCGACGCCGGCAGCATTGTGGACAGCCACCGAGTATCGGTACTCTCCGGGGACCAGTCCGCCCGAGGTCGCCTTGGGCATCTCGCACGTGAGCGACCATTTCCCAGATCCGATGTCTGCAGCGGTTCCAGTGACAGCGAATGGGTTGGTCCCGTTCTTGCCACCGAAGTGAACCGTGACAGCACCGGCCGACATGCCAGGGATCGCCGAGATCGTCCAGACGAATGCGGTACCATGGGCAGTAAGGTAATCATCACCGATGACGATCTGGTCGACGGTGCCCTTGGCGGTGACCGGACCAGCGTAGGAAACTTTGCCAGCGGTGATCGTGTTGGTCTTGGCCGCGACCGACTGGAGGACCGCTCCGGCCTGGGTGCCAGTGTAGCCACCGATGGCCAAGTCTGTGCTCCATGGATCACCACCTGGACCACCGCCACCATCAGCTCCGGTCGTCCAGGCTGCATCGCCTCGATCGCGGATCGCTTCGATGGAGTCCGTAGTGTGGTTGTATGTTCCGCCGACATCCGTTGGAGTCGCGATCCCAGCATCCTTGCGCATGATTGCTCGCAAAAAGCCAATCACGGTGTTGACGCCAGAGCCAGCAAACGCTCCGATCCGGTCGGCGATTTGGGTCAAGGTTGCTTCCTTAGCGACGGTGGCATCCTTCGCAACCGTTGAGTCTTTTGCCAAGACAGTCGAGCCCTCGATTTGTGCCAGTGTTGGCCGATTGTTCACCGTGGTTTCATTTGCCACGCTGGGAGGGAACGAGACCGGAGCAGCAGCACTAGCCGTCTGGCCTGCGATCATAATGACGTTGGCGTCAGTGTTTCGATTCTCAAGCGAGAACGTCCGGAGGATCGTTCTGGTCAAGTCTTTTCCGTCAACTGTCCCAGCGGTGAAAACAATGTCATAGTCTTTGCCTACCTCGTACACTACATCAGAAGTGTCTACGACAAGTTCATGCAAACCGTTTTTCGAATCAAAGTTTGGGGTTGGCTGTGTGATTCCATTCGTAGTGATTTCTGTGGCCGAATCTTTATAGATCGCAACTTCCAAATCGACTGATGGGGCAGTCGGAATCAACGCCTGACTGAACGTGTTAAACTTTACACGAATTTGCTGTCCTTTTTTGAAGTCTCCAATGTATTTGTCGGACATGGTTACCCTATCAAAATGTTGTCGATTGGAGAGTACGACCCACCGCCACCCGCAGGAAACGTGTAAGCTATTTCAAAAAGTTGAATTGTTGCTGATCGGTATGCTGCCGAATTAGCAAGCGGACCTACGTTAGTGGCTGACCAGTTACTTAATTGATCGGCATTGGTATCGTGGAGTGCTGTTTTTAGCCCTGAGACAGCGTTAAAATTTACGTTTGTCATTCCCGTTGGCGGTGTTTCCAGTGAGTTAGCCGTGTTAGTTTGAGCCGCTGCTCCAACGTACCAATTTGCAAGTACTCCGGGCCTATAGTTAGCTATGGCTGTATAGTTTATCGTATTTGAAACCCCGCCTGTGGAGATTGTTCCTAGACTTGCGACAATGATACCTTTCGAAGCCCCATAAACTCTACAATTGAGTATTTGGGCACTAGCAAAATTTGGATCTGGTTCGCTGGTAGATAATACGTATTTACATGCGACAACAAGAGAAATTCCACTGATTCCCGACGTATTAAGTGTGACCCACCCTGCCGGAACGGTAGGTGCTGTTAGGTTGGCTCTTGCGGCAACCACGACAATAAGGTTGCCAACAGCATAAGTGCCGGGGATGGCAATTGTCGAAGATTGTGTTGTTGAGTGACTACCCGGAATAATGGCCATTATAACTCCGGTTCCGGCCCGATGCCGTCATAAGCAGTTAGGGCGATCCTGTAGACTTGGACTCGGTCCCACATTTGTTCTTCTCGCAAGACTCGTAGATCGGCCAGTTTCATTGCAAACATGCAGGTTTCGATTTCGATAAGGTTTGGTACTTCAATCTCGATATGAAACTTTTCAATGCGTTCTTGGATGCGAGCTTGCTCTAGCAGGCTGATGGTCCGTTTGACCTCGCGCGCAAGATACCTAGCTCCAGGGACGAATCCAGCTTGATCGAGCAAATAGAAAGTCTGCTGTACTTCGTCGTCAATGATTGGTACGCCAGTAGCGAGCTGCGAGATTAACCACTTGTCGCCCTGCTGCTCGAGCACGTTCTGCAGCGCCCTGTTTCCTTCTGCCCCGAACCGCCTTCCAGTGTCAGGAACATACACAGACGCAAGCCCCTTCCATGTGAAGCTGTCCCCGTTCTCGAAGCAGATGGTCTCTGCTTGCAAATCCGCGAGCACACTCTCGGCGGACTTGGTTTGCCATCCGGGAATTTGGCGAATGATCTTATCGAGACTCATCATGAATCCTGCTTGGGTTGCGTCACATAGTGGACCGGGAGCCCGTCTCGCAAATTGTGCAGCTCGGCGCGGCTAATGCTCGGCGGCGGACTGTGGGTGCGGTACGGGTGAAAATCAGTGCGTCTGTATGGGCGAGCTCGCTTCGGACTGTGGATGTTTGCTAACAGGGTCATCAGGTCGCTGGTGCGATCCCAGCGGTCTTTGTTGATCTCGTCGGACATCCACATCAGCTCTCGCAGTGTGTAGGGCCCTGGCTCGATCCCTATTCTCGCTGCTATTCGGAGGATGGTTGGCCAGTACTCAGCTCGTTCCTCTGCATCGCTTTTTCGATCAGATTGTCCAGGCTCCACAGTTGCTCCTGGATCCCCTTCTCCAGCAGTCCCTGGTCCATCGCATTCGTGATCCGAAGTGCCGTCTGAGTCTGGAGTGCCTTTCCTGCCTGGAGGATTCGCCGAGCTGTGGCTCGGCGATTGGACTCCGGGAGAAATTCCACCAGCGCCTCCTCGAATGCGGTGACAGCCTGGCCGAGAGCGTCGCCAGCGAGTGAACGTCCGAACAGCTCCGGAGTGACTCCGATTTTTTCAGCGACGGGTCGGCAAATCTCATAGATCACATCGATAGTCAACACGATGTCGGAAGTGAGCCGGTCGATCGTTTCAGGAGAGGCCAGTGCGGTGGCGAGATCGATCGAGTGTGCAGTGCGGACGCGACGGATACCGTCGACATCAATGCGAAGATCCCAGGAGCGGCCTTCGCAATCCATAAAACTGGGCATGGTCGAGTTGCCTTCGTTGGGATTAAAGTTATCGAACAAAACGGATCGCTCGGATGGTGCTCCGGACGATCGTGAATTGGGTGACGTTGTAATCGTCGTGCTTGAATCGCTTGGCTAGGTCCGAGTAGACCCAGGAAGCGACCACGATGTGATTCTTATCCTGGGAAATCACACGGCCGTAGACCGTGAATTCCAAGGGCCCTTGCGACGATTCCCCATGGTCTAGGAAATCGATCGCGACTTCGTTGCCTTTGCGGACTCGTGGAAGTGGCATGGCCGACCCCGCAATGAATGGAACGATCAGTGATTCAAACCAACTAGGCGGACGGTGCGACAATCAACCAAGCTGGATCTACCAATACGCCTGGTGATCCCACTTTGATCCGGGCCAACGCAACGACAACGTCGATCTTCATGTTCCCCTCGAGCGGTTGATCGATCGGGAATTCCATGATCTCTCCGGGCAGCGTGAGACCTTGCGATCCGGCTGGGCCAGGAGTCGCGATCAGGTTGTCCATGATCGCCCAGTGCCAAATGGTTTTGCTCAAGAACGCGGTCCGCATGGCGGTGAAAATCGCGTCGTCTGGATCTGCGTTGTAAAGCAGCGAGAAATTCAGACCGACCTCGATGGTCCCGGAGATCGCAGCCTTGTAAAAGCTGGCTCGCGACGTGATGTCGATCTTCGTTTTGTTCAGGGTGATGTTCAAGTCTTGAACTTCGGTCACGAGCGTGGGCGTGGTGACACTGAACGTCGAAGCGACCGTGGTTTGGTAGTACAGCTTGCACTCGGTGCCAGCTCGTGGTCCTTTTCGGCTCATGTCGATTCCTTTTTATGTGCGGTAGTAGACAGTGATCACGCTGCGAAAAGCACCGTGTCTTTCAAGTGCATCGGTGTCGTACAGGCTGACTTCGGACCTAGACCACACTCCGCCGTCGATCGTGGCCGTGGCCAGCGCTGCGTCGAGCTCGTGAGTCAGGTCCAGCAGTTGTAAAAATCGCTCGGAGTCTTTGGCCGCTGTCTGAATGACAGCGATCTGAACTCCGAATTCAAACTCCCGGGTTGAGCGGGAAATCTTGGTCGAGGTGTTTTGCCTCGGTGCGACGACGATCCGAAGATTTTTCAGGTCTGTGGCTTCGAACCGTGGCAAATAATCCACTTTGAACGTATCTCCATCGATCGCCGAATTGGTCTTCGGATCGACGACTTCGGCGGCTGCAAGTGCTTCGACAACGTTTGCAAGTAGTTGACGAATTGGGCTCATTGCTGCTTGGTGTGTATCCGCATAAGGTGGTCTCCATTACCCGAGAACCGCCAGACTGGGTCGCCTGGTACGGATCGTACGATAAAGGTCTTGCCATCGTCGACAATTCGGTCGTCGTCCTCTGGGTCAC